TACACAGGCGGCACTTGCCAAAGACTACGACGTCGACCCGTCAGCCATCAGCCGGGCCATCGGCGGGCAGCGCTGGCGTCATGTCTGACACTGACATCCGCCCCCAGCCAGGCCCGCAAGAGCAGTTCCTTGCAAGCTCGGCCGATATCGCCATCTACGGGGGTGCGGCTGGCGGCGGTAAGTCCTTCGCCCTGGTGCTCGAGCCCTTGCGCCACAAGGATAACCCACGCTTCGGCGGGGCCATCTTCCGCCGCACCTCGCCGGAGCTTACCGGCGTCGGCTCGCTCTGGGAGGAGGCGAACGGCCTCTACCGCCCACTCGGCGCCAAGATGCGCGAGAGCCCGACCCTTGAGGCAGAGTTCCCGAGCGGCTCTCTGTTGCAGTTCCTGCACCTGCAGCACGCCAGCGACGTCTATTCGCACCAGGGTAAACAATACCCCTACATCGGCTTTGACGAGCTCACCCACTTCGAGGCGTTCCAGTTCTGGTACATGGTGAGCCGCATGCGCTCGATGTCGGGCGTGCGGCCGTACATGCGCTGCACGACGAACCCCGACCCGGACTCGTTCGTGCGCCAGCTTATCGGTTGGTGGATTGACGATCACGGCGCAGCCATCCCCGAGCGCTCTGGCGTCCTACGATGGTTCATCCGTGACGGTGATGCGCTCGTATGGGGAAACTCGCGCGAAGAACTCTTGCCGCAGTGCGATGACGGCGACGAGCCGATGTCGATCACCTTCATCGCCGCCAAGCTCGAGGATAACCCGGCGCTGTTGGCCAAGGACCCAGGCTACCGGGCGCGCCTCAAGTCACTACCCGAAGTCGAGCGCCAGCGCCTCCTCGGCGGCAACTGGGACGTCCGCCACGACGGCGGGCGCTACGTGCAGGCCGACATGTACGCCAAGCGCTGGGCGTCACTGCCGAAGCTCAACGTCTATATGGCGAGTGACTTCGCGGTGCGGGAGAAGCCGCCCGCCGGCGCCGGCACGTCTCGAGATCCCGACCATACCGAGCACGGCGTGTTTGGAGTGAGTCCAGACGACGAGTTGTATGTCATCGACTGGTGGTCTGGGCAAACCAAGTCGGACGTGTGGATCGAATCGCTGATTGACCTGTGGGCCAAATGGCAGCCGCTTTGCTGGTTTGGCGAGGACGGGGTTATCCGGCGCGCGGTTGAGCCATGGCTCACCAAGCGCATGATGGAGCGGTGCACCTACACGCACATGGAATGGCTCTCGACCATGGGCGGCGATGATGGTGGGGCGGCTTCGCGGCAGGGCTTTGACGACCGCTCGAAGCGCGCCAAGGCCATCAAGGGGCGCTCGTTTCAGGCAATGAGCGCAGCCAAGCGGGTCATCTTCCCAGCCGACACGCACGGCACATGGGTGCCGCGAGTGGTCGGGCAGTGCGTCGGCTTCCCGGTCGGCAAGGACGACGCCTTTGACGTCATGGCCAACATGTGCCGCGCCATCAACGAGTCACACCCGGCAATCCTGCCGCCCACCAAGAAACACAACCGCGACAGATGGGGCGAAGACCGCACCACCAATGATTGGAAAACAGCATGACGCTTTTTGAGCGATTCATGTGTTGGATCGGGCGACACCCGGCAATACGCCAGCGCCAGGCCAACACCAGTCGCCCCGAATTCTTTTTCGAAGAATGCCCGCGCTGTGGCCGCGGCTTGCTGATTTACATGCCAAGCGTAATTGAAAGGCTCGACCAATGACCTGCACCAAATGCGGCACCGACTACGAGATGGAATCAGGCGACAACCAGCACACGGGCTGCCCCAAATGCCAGAAGCCCGCCGGCGACATGAAGCAACGCGGCGACAGCACGGCACACGCCGAGGCGATGCACCGGGTGGAGCAGTTCTGGGACGCCACGCCAGCGCAGCGCAAGAACATGCGCCGCCGCCGCAACTACCGCGACGGCCGCCAATGGACCGCGACCGAAAAGAAGATCCTCGACGGCAGAAACCAGCCCGCCGTGGTCTACAACTACGTCGGCAAGAAGGTCGATCACCTCGATGGTATCGAGATCGAGACCCGCACCGACCCTAAGCCCAGACCGCGCACCCCGATGCACGAGGACGATGTCCAGGCCGCTGAGGATGCCATCCGCTACGCCTGCGACGCGACCAAGGTACAGCGCGTGTTCTCGGCCGGCTGGCACGAGAAGGTGGTCGAGGGCATCTGCGGCGCCATTGTCGAGCACGAGGTTACCGGCGCCGGCGACAACCGCGACATCAAGCTACCCGTGCGCTACATGCATTGGGACCGCATCTATTACGACCCGCACAGCCGCGAGCCGGACTTTTCTGATGCCAAGTACAAGGGCTGCTTCACCTACATGGACGCATCCGACGCCAAGGCGTTCTATTCCAAGCGCAACGACAAGGCGAAGGACTACGCTGAGATGATTGACAGCGCGCCGGTCAACACCCGCGGCGCCTCGGGCGATACGGGTGACGACAAGCCGCTTTCGTGGTCGGACCCCAAACGCAAGCGCGTCATGGTGTGCGAGGAGTATTACCAGGAGGCCGACGAGAAGGGGGATCTGTGCTGGTACACGCGGCACTTCACCTCGGCGGGCTTTGTCGTTCCGCCCAAGAAGACCGGCTACGTGGACGAGGACGGCGTTGACGTATGCCCGCTCGAGCTCGACTCTGCCTTCGTTGATGGCGACGGCGACACGCATGAGCGCTACGGCTTGGTTGAGCGCATGATGTGGCCGCAGGACGAGATCAATAAGCGCCGCAGCAAGGCCATGTTCGCGTTCAGCGTGCGCCAGACCACCGCCGAAGAGGGGGCAATCCTCGACGTCGATAAGTTCAAGAACGAGTCGGCAAAGCCCGATGGTGTCAAGATCGTCCAGAAAGGGGCGATGCAGAACGGCCGCATCAAGGAAGAAATGGCGATGGACATCGCCCAGGGCCACGTGCAGCTGCTTGCCGAGGCCAAGGACGCCATCAACCAGATAGGCCCGGACCTACCAATGATTGCGACCGCCGCTGCGTCGTCGGGTCGCGAGCGCCAGATCATGCAGAATGTTGGCATGACCGAGCTCGCGAAACTCCGCGACCAGCATAGCGACTGGAAGCACAGGATCGTGACTCAGCTCTGGTGGCGCATCCGCCAGTTCTGGACCTACGAGATGTGGAAGCGCGTTCAGGACGACACCGAGGAGACGGGCTACCGCTTCGTCGGCCTGAACCGCCGCACCACCAAGGGCGCCCGAATTGCTGAGCTGATGAAGAACGGCGCGTCCGCCGCGCAGGCACTCGGTGCGGTCAAGGCCCCGCCGGAGCTACTTGCCGAGGCAATGAAGGCCATTGCGGCGCAGATGCAGCAGAACCCTGCCGTGATGCAGCAAGTGCAGGCGAACCCGGAGCAGGCGCAGAAGGAAATCGAAGGCATGGCCATGCAGCAAATCCTGCAAGGGCCGTTCGGCGCCGAGCCGTTCACCGCGGCCGATGTGGCGAAGCTGTGCATGGACATCGTCCTCGATGAGGCGCCGGACGTGGCAATCATCCAGCAGGAGGAGGCCGAAGGCATTACCAAGATCGGCGAAACGATGATTGCCGCGGGTCAACCGTTCCCGCTCGAGTTGGCGATCGAGGTGTCATCACTGCGCGGCGACAAGAAAAAGAAGCTCGCGGCGATTATCGAGAAAGGCCGCCAGCCCGACCCCGCTGTAGCGCAGATGCAGCAGCAGATGCAGGAGCTGCAAGCGTCGATGGCTCAGGTGCAGTTGGCCTTGACGCAGGCGCAGGTAGCGAAGACCGAGAGCGAAGCCCAGCTCAACCAGGCGAAGGTGGAGCAGGTTGGGGCGGATATCCAGGTGAAGCATGCACAGGCGATTGGGCACGCGGTGGAGGCTGGATCTAGGGCGGGGCAGGGTGGTATGGCGGGGGTGTCATGAGGGCCGCGATCGCCGCAGGCATGATTACGCTAGCCACCTGCTCAGCCGGTGACGCCGAGTGGGCCGTTGTGCGCCATGGCGCCATAGGCTCGCCAGAGTGGGCGTATACCGTCACCCATAAGCCATGCGGTATTGTGTCGACGCTGCCGATGGCCGACTGGCCTTGGGGGATCGGCGTGTTCGATGACGGCGAGCACCCTCCGCACGTCAAGCCAAACAGTATGGTCTGCGACCAATGCGACTCGCGCGGTAAGTAAAACAAAACAGGCCACCCCCGAGGCGGCCCGTTTCGTTATTCTATCCTAACGCACCGCTTCGGCTGGCCCACCGGACAAAGGGGAGATGGACATCTGTCCGGGGGCGCAGCCGAGGAGGAGAATCAGGTAAAGACAACGCACCTATTGGAGGCCACAGAAGTAGTTGACGAGCTTGACGTCAGGCGCAGCCGCACCAGACGCAGCGATAATGATGGACGGGACCACCGTGACCGCGCCGAAGGTGTAGGCAACGGCGCTTGCGTCCGTAGCCAGTGCGGCGTAGGCCGCTGCAACCGCGGCCTGGGTTTGTGCTGCCGTCGATCCTGCCGGCGTCGCCGTAGCAAGCTTGTACGTGGTGACGCCAGCTGCCGAGACCAGCACCTGAAGCGCCAGGATGTCGCCGTTAGCCGCAGCCGCATGCGCTAGGGCCGTCGACACGTCGACGGTGGCCAGCGACGTATCGGTGCGCAGCGCGCCGGCGTTGTCGCCGATACCGATCATCGCCTTGTCGTCGTAGGCGGTCTTCATCTCGGTGTAGGTGTTCGCCGTGACGTAGGCCCCGAGGACACGGAAGCCCATCGACAGGTGGGTGATGTTGTCCCTTGTGGTGATCAGGAAGGCGCACTTAAGGGTAAACGCGGCCGACGTTCCGGCGACGAATGAGCGCGCAGAGCCGAGCGTGATGCCTTCGGTGATCTCGAGGCTGTCCGTGGCCGTATTGTCCAGCGTCAGCAACCATCCGGTCGTGCTGGGCGTCAGTCCATTGGCCGCAAGCAATGTGTTGGCGCCAGTAGCACCGACGCCTTGCGTCAATTCCATGTACTTACGACCACCAACCCAGAAGAAGTCCTGTTGCGCGTTGACCGCCGTCTTGATGGCACCGGTGGTCTTGGCGAAGAGCGGGACCTCGCGCTCCGTGGTGAAGTCAATCGAGGTGGCGTCGTCGGTCCATGTCGGGGCCGTTCCGGCAGAGTTGACACGAAGCTGTTGGCCTGGGGTGCCGATACCCAGGCGCGCAAGTGCGGTGGCGCTTGACTTGTATTGCAGATCTCCCGTGGCATCCGACCCAACCGTGACGTCCGTGACGGTCAGTGCCCCGTTGCTGGCTAGCGTCGCGTCCCCGGAGATGGCCTGGGACACAACGTCGGTGCCATCCCCCATGACCACCTTGCCGGAGTCGTTGGCATCGAGGCGCTCCCACGCGGTCGCACCGCGGCGGGCTAAGTCGCCGCGGGTGTCGCTCGCCACAAAGCCGTCTTCAATCTCACCGGTTGGCGAGTTCCAGCGCTGGACTACGGCACCGTCCATGACGAGGACGAGGTCGCCGTTCGCACGGTCATAGAACAGACCGTGCGACGCTTTTGGATCAATGCGCCCGGTTAGCGCGAGATAGTCCGCTACGTCTACTGCACCCATGGATACCTCCGAGTTTTAGCGGGGTTCAATTACTCGGTGTAACCAACCGCCCACTCGGTGAGGTCGACTGCGTCGCCAGCGCCAACGCCAGCGCCCTGCTCGACGGCAACGAACGGGATCAAGCTGTCGCCATCGTCGAACGAGAAAGCCGCCGCCACGGTCGGTGCCGCGCCGTTGATGGTGTAGGTCACCGCGCCGGTTGCGCTGACGTAGGTGCAAAGCTTCTTGGAAGCGGCATCGGCCCAGGTATTGGTGGTGTCGGTCGACGTGTCGGTGCCGTCGTTGCCAGTCAACATGAAGATGGTGTTGGGGTTGGCAGTGCCCTCGAGACCGATGGTGGCGTAGTTCGAGTACGAGGTGATGAGCTTCACCTGCGTTTCGGTCGCCGAGCGCCAGCCCACATGCAGGTCACTGACGCTGGACGCGTCTGCCACCTCGAAGGTAGCGCAGAAGTAGAACGCCGGGTCCTTGCCGACCACGGCAGGCCGACCGCTCGCACCAAGGATTCCGGCGAACATCTCGTACGCCTCGGCGCTGACCAAGTCACCGGCGATATCGAGGCCAATCGCGTCCGTGACCGGCAGAATGGTCTGTGCGGTGGACTGGGCGAAGATGAAGGCGTGCGGGCCAAAGTAGCCGATATCGAGCTGCTGGGCCGAGGCCGACTGAACCAGGCCGGCCAGGGTCAGCAAGGCGGACGGCACCGCGGCGTAGTCGCTGGGCGTAAAGCTCTCGAGGTAACCGAAGCCAATAGGCAGGGCCGGGGTGCCGTTCTCAACGACATAGGGCGCGTGTGTGGTCGGCTCCAAAAAGACGCCGTCGGAACGGCCGGCTACGGCAATACCGCTGCCAGCTGATTTCCACGTGCCGGCGATCTGAGTCTTGGCGGCAATCGCCACAACCGGAGCCAGGACCAACAGAGCCAAAAGAAGCTTCTTCATAGCGGGAATTCTCCTAGGATTGCAGCTGAAGTGTCCCGGAACGGAACACTATTGCGTTGTCGACCGTCCTAGTGTATCATTACGGTACACTACATTGCAACTGGTGCATCGTAAGGTGTGTCAGTTTTGATGCGGTGGCTGCCTTGGACAACGCGACGCCGGCGGCGCAAGCAACGGGCGACTAGAGGACTCCTTGGCCAACCAATCTGACAGCCTAGAATCCATCTTCAACGACGTAGCGCCGCAGGCCGAGCCAGCAGCATCTGCTGCCGAGCCGGCACCAAGCGCACCGTCACCATCGGGCGAATCCGCTCAGGCCCAAGCGCCCGAGCCAAGTGCGACGCCGGCACCAAAAAGCGACGAAGATGCGGTTGAGGTTGTCATCCGATCTGGTGGCAAAGCGGTCCCTCTCGAGGCGGTGCTGACCGAAAGAAGGAAGCGGCAGGAAAGGCAAGCGACCCTGGAGCGCGAGCTCGCAGAGGCACGAGGCCAGCTGTCGGTTTACTCCCAAGCGAAGCGCCCCGAGGCGCCGCCAGACCCCGCAGAGCAGAAGCCCGGCTACTGGGACGATCCAGAGAAGTACACCGAGGCGAAGCTCAGCGAAGTCGAGCGGCGAAACGAGGAGCGGCTTTTACGTATGAGCGCGGCGCAGATGCGCAACGCTCATCCTGATTACGACTCGGTGGCGCAGGCGTTCGCGGAAGCGGCGCAGGCAAACCCGATGCTCGAGCAGGCGTGTTTACGAAGCGACAACCCGGCCCTCTACGCCTACCAGAACGGCAAGACCTATCTGGAAGCGAAGAAGTACGGCGGCTCGATCGACAACATGCGTGAAGCCATTCGCAAGGAAGAGGAAGCCAAGGCTGAGGCCAAGTACCGCAAACAGGGCGCCCTGGACGCTGCCGCACAAGCGTCAACCAGCACTGCCGGCGCTCGAAGCGTCGGTAACGCGCCGACATTCACCGGCCCAGTCTCCCTATCGGAGCTGTTCCCCGGAGCTCTCTAAAGAAGAGCACTCGGCGCCACGGAGCATAAGCCATGGCGGCAACTACCCTAGTCGAAGCGTCCAAAGTCCAGCAATGGGACAGTAAGCTTTACGTCGAATACGCGCGCGTCAGTCCTCACAAGAAAATGATGGGGACGGACGAGAACGCGATCATCCAGGTCAAGGAGAACCTCGAGAAGAAGGCCGGCGACAAGATCAACATCCCGCTCGCCCTGAAGCTCTCAGGTGCCGGCGTGGATGGGGACGACGTCCTCGAAGGAAACGAAGAGGCAATCACCAACCGCTCGGATCAAGTCGAAGTCGATCAGCGCCGTCACGCCATTCTGGTCACCAGCATGGAAGAGCAGCGCACGGACATCGACCTCCGTGACGCTGGCAAGGTGCTTCTCAAGATCTGGCTCGCCGAGCAAGATCGCACCGACGTCATCAACTGCCTTGAGTCGATGTCGATGGGCGGCACCGATGCCTACTCGACACTGAGCGAGGCGACCAAGGACGAGTTTGCGGCCGCGAACGCGGACCGCATCTTGGCCGGCGCGCTGGTGTCGAACTACAGCGCCACGCACGCGACCATGCTCGCGACCATCGACGGTACTAGCGACGACCTGTCGCCCGCCATCGTCGCTTTGGCCAAGCGCCGCGCTAAGGTGGCCTCGCCGGCCATCCGCCCGGTGATGCTCAAGAACGGCAAAGAGCAGTACGTGATGCTGGCGAACTCGTTCGCCTTCCGCGACCTCAAGGCCAATCTGGATACCACCCACGGCGCCGCAGGCGAGCGCGGGACGGATAACCCGATCTTCCAGGACGGCGATCTCCTCTATGACGGCACGGTCGTCAAAGAGATCCCCGAGCTGAACACCCTGCAGAACGTCGGCGACAGCGGCACGACCGAGGTCACCGCGTGCCATCTCTTGGGTGCTCAGGCCTTGGCGTTTGCGTATGCCAAGCGTCCGTTCACCAAGACCAAGGACTTCGATTACGACAATCAGTATGGCGTCGCGATCGGCCAGGTCCGCGGCGTAAAGAAGCTCATGTACGGGGCCTCGGCGACCACCAAGAAGCAGCACGGCGTCCTCACCGTCTGGGTGTCGGCGGTCGGCGACAGCTAGGCCAAACAACCCCGCGGGGCGCTGCTCCTTTGCAGTAACGGCAGCGTCCCGCCTTTGTTTTTCGCAATACAACCGGAGGCATTCGAGATGGCGAAGAAGGTAAAGAAAGACGCTCGCGTTGTGGTTACCTATGACGGCTCCGGCCTCACCCACGCGGACCATCCCGCCACCTACGCCATCAAGGAAGACGGAACCTACGTCATCGGGCCGAACAAGAAGCGGGTCATCAAGACCCCGTGGCGCCGCGACTACCTGCCGATCGAAACCTACCAATTGCATGGCTTGGCGTTCCCCAAGGGCGTCCCGGTCCCCGTGAGCAGCGAAGAGACCGCGCAGAAGTGCCGCAACCTCAGGTGCTTCAAGGTTGAGGATGCGATCGCCGTTGCCGTTGCGCCTGCGCCCGTAGAGCCAACGCTCAACGTAGCGCTCGAGGACATGACCAAGGCCAAGCTGCTTGAGCTTGCGGCCAAGGACGGCCTCTCGGTGCCGAACGGCGCGACCAAGGCCCAGATCCTAGAAATCGTCAGCGCCCGGGCCTCGTAAGCCCCCATGGCAGCGCTTACCAAAACTGAGCTAGCCGACCGCGCGCTTGAGGCGCTCGGGATCCTTGGCGCCGGGCAATCGTCCAGCGGCGAGGACAACGGCCTGGCGCAGTCTGCTGTGGACACCGTCCACGGCATGTTGCGCAAGGAACTTGGCTTGCCGTTCGCCACATCGGCCATCCCCGAGTGGGCGCAGTCCGCCTTGACGCATCTTACGGCCCTCGAGTTGTGTGCCATCTTCGGCATCACGGGCGCCCGCATGCAGGCGGTCACCATGCTCGCCGACAAGGGGCGCTCCGACCTCGCCACCCAAATGGCCGCCATGCGCCAGCCCGTGCCGACGCGGGTGGACTACTTCTAATGTCCGAATGGCTCCCCGTCATGCTCTCCAAAGAGTCGTACCAGGCGTCGACTTTGCCCGGGTCCGCCCAGCGCCTCTTGAACATGTACCCGGAGATACTGCCCGAAGGAGCCAAGGGACAGATGGCTCTCCTGGCCACTCCCGCGCTCTCGGCGTTCGCCGAGATTGGCGACGGGCCGATCCGCGGCATGCGCGTCATGGGTGCTTATGCCTGGGTCGTAAGCGGCGAGGAACTGTACCAGGTCGACCGCAACGGCGCGGCAGCCCTCATTGGCACCGTAAGCGGCTCGCGCGATTGCTACATGACCGACAACGGCACGCACGTTGGCATTGCTGCCGATGCGCATTTTTACGCCGCGAACGCGTCCGGCATCACCGAGGTCAACTCCGAGCGCTATAGCGGCGCGACGTTCCAGGACGGCTACGGCATCTTGGCGAAGGAAGGCACGCAGGAGTTTTACCTGACGGGCCTCGACGACATGACCACGGTCGCGGCCCTGGACTTCTCCACCGCTGACGCCTTCCCCGACTCGCTCGTTACCTGCATCAGCCACCGACGCCAACTCATACTGCTCGGCGAGACCGGCACCGAGATCTGGGACAACACCGGCAACGCGGCGTTCCCATTCGAGCGCTCCGGCGGCGGCTACATCGATCGAGGATGCAAGGCAGCCGGATCCGTCGCCAAAAACGAGGAGGTCGTCACCTGGCTGTCCAACGACCTTTCGGTGCGGGCTCTCGCCGGCTACCAGGCGCAGCGCATCTCTACGCCAGCTATTGAGTTGCTCATCAAGGACGTTGCCGACCCGTCGTCGGCGCGTGGCTTTACGTACAGCCAGGGCGGCCATGAGTTCTACGCGCTGAGCTTTGCGACTCTTTCGCTCGTGTATGACTTCACCACTGGCCGCTGGCACGAGCGCCAAACCTTCGGCGACAACCGCTGGCGCGCCCACCACCACGCGGCGCTTGGCGGCAAGCAGATTGTCGGCGATTTCGAGACGGGCGAGCTGTACGAGCTCGAGCCGAGCACCTACAGCGACGACGATATGCGCGTCTTTACCTCGTCGATGCTGAACGGCGAAGGGCATCGCGCCATCATGGACGAGGTCTTGCTTGAGGCCGAGGCCGGCGTTGGCGAGACGACCGGTGACGACGACCCGGCCGTCCTGCTCGACTGGTCGGATGACGGCGGCAAGACCTGGAGCAATCAGCGCCAGGCGCGCCTTGGCGCCCTGGGCGAATATGGCACGGTCGTTAATTGGACACGCCTTGGCGCATTCCGGCAGCGGATCTTGCGTTTCTCAATGCGCGCCAACTGCAAGCTCGCGGTCACTGGCTGCCGGGCAAGAATCGAGTTGATGGCATGAGCTTTAGCATTCAACCGCTCCCGGCCAATCAAAAAGCCGCAGAGCCAGAGGACGGCCGCTTGCACCGAGACTTCTTTCGCTGGCTTGGGCGCCTCGCGTCCTCCCTGAGTGGCTTCGTTCTCCTTGAGAGCGCTACGCCGCAGGAGATTACTGGCGGCGTCGACGTCACGGCAACCGATGAAGTCGGCATCTCTGGCGTGTCGGAAACGGCAAGCGGCGTTGTGGGCATCTCGGATAGCAGCGCGGGCGGCTACTTCGAGTCGACTAGCGGTAAGGGCGTTCACGCCAAGTGCTCCGGCACAGGCGTAGCGCTGCGAGTAGAGGGCGACCAGACGAATCCAGTCCGCGCGCCCATCTCCGTTGTGACGTGCAACGCCGAGCCAACAGGACCCAACGAGGTCGGCGACATGTACGTGACGTCGGCCGGTGTTCTCAAGATCTGCACGGTCGCAGGCTCGCCCGGCACGTGGGTGAACGTGGGGAGTCAGTAAATGGGCTGGGACATCAGAGGCGCCCTCGAAAGCGGGTACGACAAGCTCACTGGCGCCGAAGGCGCACAGGCGCAGGAAGACTTCGCCAAGCAGACGCTCAAGAAGCAAAAGGCCGAGACGCGTTACGCCCAGGGCAACGTTGACGAGGCGGCCTTGGCCGGGCAGGGGTATCTCGACAAAGGCCAACGCAGCTCGGTCGGCGCGCTTTATCGAGGGCAGGCCGGCGCCATGGGCGACATGGAGCAAGCCCGCGGTGCGATTGGTGCTGCTCCAAGCCACCTCGAGCAGCTCTACGGGGGCGGGCTTGCGGCTGGCTTTGAGGCCGACCCTGGCTACCAGTTTCGCCTACAGCAGGGCGAGCAGGCGCTAAACCGTGCGGCATCGGCCCACGGCGGCCGTCTGGGTGGCGCACAGCTGCAGGCGCTCATGGCCCACGGGCAGGGGCTTGCCTCGCAGGAGTTCAACAACTACGCGAATCGCCAGATCGGCATGGCCGGCGCGGCCGACCAGTACGGCATGCAGCGCCAAAGCGCCCTTGCGGGCCTGTACGGCCAGAGCGCCGGCATGCAGCAAAACTACGGCGGCAGCCTCGCGAGCCTCTTTACCAACAACGCCAACGCTAAGGCCGGCTTGGGCATGAATGCGGCTGGCATGAATGCCGGGCTGTCGCAGGGGCTCATTGGCGCAATGGCCGGCCCGACGCAGTACGCGGGTGGGGCGAGCCAAGCGCGGTCTAACTTCCTGGGCGGCCTTGTCGCCACCGCGGCAGGCAAAGGCATGGACGCGGCGATGGCTGGCGGCTGATGGCTGGCGGCCTCGCACCCATAGATTTCTGGGGCGTGTTCAACGCTGCCGCGGAATCGTCACGCGCTCGGCGGCTGGATGAGCAGCGCCGTCAACAGATGGAGCACGAAGCCAAGCGCCAGGACGCGGCAGACGATCTGAGCCTCAAAAGGTTCAAGGCCGAACAAACCGACAAGGAAACTCAGACCAAAAACCGTAGCTCGCTCGCCGATCTGATGTTTGGCGGTCAGAACCTGACGCCAGAACAGCAGTCGGTTGCCCGTGCCGACCCGCAGGCGTTTGCGCAGGCGCAGCAGCAGCAGCAGGCCATGCAGGCTAAGGCGCAAGAAGAGACGCAGGCGCGGGCGCTTCGGACATCCAATATCCAGAAGATGATCGCGCAAGCGCCGCCAGAGCAACGCGACGCACTGCTTGGCGCGTACGCCAACGCTCCGGCCGGGCAATTCGACAAGATGCCGGAAGAGCAGGTGCCGGTGTTCCCGGAGCAGTTCCGGGCGATGGGGAACAAGGCGAACGCGCAGCAACTCGCCGTCAACGGACCACCCAAGGCAGAAGACGTGCCCGAGGACCCGATCGCCAAGAGCGTCATCTTTGGCCAGGGCATCATGCCCAATCAGCCAGGGTTCCAAGAGGCGTACACGGCCGAGAAAACGCGGCTCGAGCAGGTTGCGCTTGCGCAGCGCCGGGCTGGTGCGGTCAACGTAAACGTTGGCGGCAAAGAGCTCCCCGTTGGTGCCGTCACCGACCTCGCCGATGCATCCAATGCAGAGGCCGTTGTTGGTGACATCGGCACAGCGTTCCGATCCATGGTGCCAGCCGGCGACGTGCAGCAGCGCGTAACGTCTTACGCCAAGTCAAAGCTACCTGGCACCCAGGAGGCGAACTACCTCACGCAGCTTAACGCGGCGGCGCAGGTCGTTGGTTTGTTCCTCGAGGGCGGCAAGCTTGGCGAGGCCGACGTGCCGCGCTACCGCAACTACTTCCCGCAGCCTGGCGACACGGACGAAACGGCGGCGTTTCGCGAGCACATGCTCGCGAAGATGATCGCCGACAAGAAGGCCGGGCGGTTCCGCGGGCTCAAGTTCGCTGGGTACAAGGTGCCTGAGAACTTTGCGCCTGGGGCCGACAAGCAAGACGCAGAAAAACCCGCGAAGCCGCCCGCGCTACCAGTGCCGCCGCCGGGGGCACGCGCGCGCCTCGAGCGAGACTACAGGCTAGGAAACATACCCAAGGAAGTTTACGACGCCGGCATCGCCGCACTCAAGGCGGGGCAATGAGCGAGGCAGCGTACAAGAAGTGGCTCGAGTCGCTGCAGGCCAAGCCGGCAACGCCAGCAACGCAGCCCGAGCCAGCGCCGTCGCAGCAGCCAGAGACACAGGCCGAAGCACAGACACAGCCCTCCGGCACTGAAGCCTTCCTCCGCGGTGGCGCGGAAGGCGCATCTCTTGGCATGTCTGACGAGCTAACCGGCGCAGCGAAGGCGATCGGTGTTGAGCCAGTCGATTTCGCCATGGCTTATGCCAAGGGGCCGATAGCAATGGCGAGCTATCTCGCAACCAAGGCCGGCTCGGCGTGGGCTAAAAATGGCAACGCCGGGATTGTTGATGACTACCGAGTCGGGCGCGACGAGGCCCGCACCGCCAACAAGGCGGCCGAAAAGGCGCACGGCGGCCTGTACACGACCGGCAAGGTAGCGGGTGGCGTCGTCACGGCTGCGACTGCTGCGCCGGCATCGATTCCAGCAATGGTCGCGACGGGCGGTGGGATGGGCGCAGCTGCCGGCCTTGGCGAGTCCGAGGCCGATCTTACGCGCGGCCAATTCAAAGAGGCCGCCGTTGACGCAGCCAAAGGTGCAGGCGTTGGCATGGCGGCTGGTGCCGTTGGTGGCGTTGCGGCGAAGGCGCTACCAACCGCGGCAAAGTCATTGCGCGAACTTGGGCGCGGGCGTCTTTTCAAGGCCGCCGTTGGCCAGAACAAGAAAGCCTTCACCCAGATCAACGGCAAGGGCCTGCTCGACAAGTCAGGCCAATACCTCGACGAGATGGGGATCGGTTTCGGCGACTCTACCGAGAGCATAGCGGCGAAACTCGCCCAGCGTAACGAGTCGCTTGACGGCTCGCTCGAGAGCATGGTTGGCGCGCTCGACTCAACCGCAAAAGTGCCGCGCATTTCCCCGTTTGAGGTCGCGGCCAGAATAGAAAAACAGGTCGCCGAGCCGCTCAAGCGCATTGCGGCGAATCGCGACGAGTACGCGCAGATCATGCGCGAGGTCGAGGGTATCCGCGAGCTTGGTAAAGAAGGCGTCTCGTTTACGGAGGCCGCGGCACAGCGCCGCGCAGTGCAGCAGAAGATCAACTACGACAAGCGCAACGGGCTCGACGCGGCTGCCGAGGCCAAGAGCAAAATCGCCCAGATCTGGAACGACATCATCGACGAGAAGGCCGAGCCGCTTTTGAAATCGATGGGCAAGGGCGGCGACTCCTATCGCGAGCTGCGTCATGAGGCCGGCCTGGTTAAAGAGCTGTTGAAACATGTCAAAGACCGCGCAGCCGGCAACGCGGCGAACCGCGCGATGAGCCCAAGCGACTACGGGGCCGGCGCCATTGGCGGCATCATGACAAGCAACCCGTTCGTTGGCGCGGCCGCCGCCGCCGCAAACCACCTGGCCCGTGTCTACGGCAACGCCGCAGCAGGGCGCACGGCCATCAACATGGCTCGCATGATCTCGACCTCCCCGCGTGCGGCGAAATCCATCACGCCGGCAATCGCAAGGGCAATGCAGCGCTTCGAGCAGCCAGTTCCGGCCATGGCCAAAAACAAAGAGGGCGCGACCAGGCTCGCGAGTTCCGACAAATGAGCAACCTCCCCACCCTCCGAGACCGCCTCTTCACAAGCACCGGAGCCGTCCTCAACGCCGGCAAACTCTATTTCTACGAGTCCGGGGCGTCGACGACGCCGCTCGATACGTACTCCAACGCCGGGCTCAGCGTCGCGAACGCCAACCCCGTCGTTGCCGACTCAGGCGGCTTGTTCGGGGAAATCTACCTCAAGCTCAACACAGCCTACCGCGTCGTCCTAAAAACCAGCGCCGACGCTACGATTTACACCCTAGACAACATCTACGCCGACACACTCGACGGCACGTCGCTGTCGACGCATTTCTACGAAACCACCGAGAACCCGAACCACTACGGAGCCCTCGGCACGGGCGCCGCCGATGAGTCTAGTTACGTCCAGTCGGCGATCAACGCGGCTGTGGCCAACTCGCGCGAGGGCGTTGTTGACCTCATGGGGCGCCTGTACCGGTGCGACTCGGCGCTAACGCTCTACTCCGGCCTGACCATCAAGAACGGCACGCTGGACTTTTCGAGCTGCACGTCCGACAGCTACATGCTCGCGCTGGGCACGGCGGCCGCGTCTGTTTTGCTGGCGGCCAACGTTTCTGCTGGCGACGAGACGGCAACCGTTGCGAGCACGTCAGGCATTTCCAGTGGCGACTTGCTCTACTTCTACGACTCGTCTGGGACACTGAATGGCGAGATCAAGCGGGTTACGGGCACCCTGGCCGCGCCTGCGCGCGTCATTGTCGCATCGGCATTCGATGATCCATACACGACAGCGAATGCCGGCGCCTACCGCAAACTGACAACGGTCAACGATGTCCGCCTAGAGAACCTCGTCCTCATCGCCAACCCGTCAGCCGGGTCTGGCGCGGGCCGCGTTGTACATCTCGAGATGTGCAAAGACGCGTACATTAGCAACTGCCGATTCAGCGGGCACAAGGGCGCAGCGATCGAGGTTCGCGAGTCGATCAATGTCCACATAAGCGACTGCACCATTGCGCAAACCGCTGGATCCGTCGCCTCC